GCGGCGCGAACGGGAGCGTCTTTTAAATCTTGCCATGTTAAATTCTACACGGCCGGTATAATGAGTTTGTGACGAGCTAGCTAAGTATTACCTAGCTCGTTCTGTCACATGGCACACAATTCTGAATCATGCAATCTCGTCATTGGGTTTTCACTGTTAACAACTGGACGACTGCCGACGAGCAACGTCTCATCGCTTTATCTCAAACCGCTGACTACCTTGTTTTTGGTTACGAAGAAGCTGCTAGTGGAACGCGTCATCTTCAAGGTTACGTCATCTTTAACAAGAAGAAACGCTTCACTGAAGCGAAAACCTTCTTGCCAGACGGTACGCATCTTGAAGTCAAACGCGGCTCTGCGGAACAAGCAGCTAACTATTGCAAAAAGGATGGAGTCTTTAAAGAGTACGGTGTTGTCCCTGCTGCTGGTGGAAACGGTGGTGCTTTTGCTCGTTTTACTGAGTGGGTTACTGAGCATTACAATGTCTGTGGTCGTGCACCCAACGATCGCGAAATTGCTCGTAAATTTCCTGGTTTGTTTGTCCGCTACTCTCGCAAGCTTAAAGAGTTGGCTGTTCATACCCTTCCTCCTCCTACTCTCCAAGATGGTACTGAACTTCGCACATGGCAATTAGAGTTGGAGAACCTTTTACTCTGTGAACCCAATGATCGTTCTATTATGTTTTATGTTGACGGTGAAGGTGGTAAGGGCAAGTCGTGGTTCATGCGTTACTTGGTTACTGCCTACCCTGACCGTGTTCAACTCCTATCTGTTGGAAAAAGAGATGACATCGCTCACGCTGTAGACGAGAGCAAAGACATCTTCTTATTTTCTGTCCCACGCAACGGCATGCAATTCTTTAATTATACTTCCATTGAACAAATCAAAGACCGTGTTATCTTCTCACCAAAGTATGACTCTTCCACGAAGGTTTTAACTAAGATTCCTCACGTGGTTGTCTTCTCCAATGAGATGCCAGACTTAACGGCCTTAACCGAAGACCGTTTCCATATCGTAGAAGAGTTCTAATTAAATATTTAGAAACAGTTAAATATAACGGTTTTTTAACCGCTTTTTAACCGCTTTTTAACGGTTTTTTAACCGCCCAGTGTATGTTTGTGTGTAGCTCTTAGCATAGTCTAGAGGGTGGATTAGATATTCCGGTGTCGAAGAGAGGCAAGATCTCAAAGGAGGGAGAAAAGTCAGAAAGTCGGCACACTAACGAAGTCTCTACAGTCGCTTTATCGATAACTGTTCCATCTATTCAAACACTAACACACGGGCCATAGAATGGCCCGCCGCAGGCGAAAATTTTAGCTAAAGGTTTTCTAAATAATTAGCTGCTATTTTTTTAGTTAAGGGTCTTTATAATACTCATGAAGAGTCAGATTACCGGTGATCGTCGATGTTGTATCACCATTGTCGAATTGTTGAAACCAAATTACTCTGTATTGAGGCGAGAGATCCAACTTATCAGTCGATACCGATTCTTCATATCTTTGTTTATGTCTTAAAGGAATAAACCATGAACCGATTTTAGTATCTCTCCCGTCTGACGAAACCGACGGGGCAAGTACACGTATCTTCTTATCGAACATTGGCAACCATTTATTTTTGTTAATCTTCGCATAGATCTGATTAATGTCGGCACTCGTTGCATTATAATCGATACCATCTACATTATTCGAAGCACTCATGAAGAGTTCACTGTTAACGGTTGTTCCTTTTGTTAACGCTTTACAAACTAATAACCTGACCCAACCCGAAGGGTTAGCAGGGTTAGAGTGATAGAAATGATATTGTATTCGTAATCCCATATAATTAATCTCTGATCCTATCCGTTGACCTTTTTTCGTTCCTTGTACAATTAACGCTCCTAATGGATAAACTTCATGGATGGTTAAACAATTCAATGCGACACCGTTAAGAAGACCGTTACGTTTCGTTTCGGCTGTTCGCAATACTACTTTTTTAATCTGACGATTGAGGTTCTTTCCTCGTCTGGACGTCGACCGTCTTCGTCTTCTGCGGCGCGAACGGGAGCGTCTTTTAAATCTTGCCATGTTAAATTCTACACGGCCGGTATAATGAGTTTGTGACGAGCTAGCTAAGTATTACCTAGCTCG